ACTCTCAGATTTGCCTTTGTGCTCCAATTCTTGCAGACGGTCCATGGTCAGAGCAACAACTTCAAGCATGATCCAAAGGGCGTCTTCAGTTAATTTCATCCGAAGGTGAAGATTTTCTGGAGAAATGGCTTTGCGGTTTCGATAGAACCAGACCGTTAGATCAGCCAACCTCTGTTCTAACGGCCTGTTTCCCATTGCCTGAGCATTGCTGATCAGACTCCTGATCAGCATCTCTGGGTCAATTCTTTGACGATGGTAGGACATCAGACTGGGGTCGGCACCACCGGAGTGTCGGGACCTGTCGGAGGCTCAGGTTGCGGCTTCTCAGGAACGCCAGGAGTAATCGCTACCCACTCAAGACCTTTGCCAGGGACATAAGCTATTACCCAGAGGCCGGCGCCGGGGCTCTCGCCTGGAGGCGTCGGCTTGTCGGGATGATAGATCGGATGCGTAGGCAGTACAGGCGGCCCCATTGGTGGTCTATTGCCAACGTGCGGCGGGAACCCGCTACCAGGCGGCCGATTACCAACGTGTGGCGGCCTTACACCCGAAATCGGGTGTGACGGATGCCCTCCTCCAAGGCCAAGATCCGGAAATCCATAGCCCGGATCGACCGGTCCCTCTACTCCGTAGCCAGGGTCAACTGGACCACCTCCGCCTACTTCCTGGAGAACCAGGCATAAGGCCAACTTAGGCATGTTAATTCCTTTCTATTGTCGAGTATCAACCTTCAGCCGCTACGCCCTTGGCGTAGCTAGTCAGCTGATTTCTAGAGTGAGGATGGGATGAGGGAGATTGGATCTTAATCTTGGTTCCAACTTTCTGAATGACGCCAGTTCGCTTGTGGCCTCCTTTCCCGCCACCATTACCCTTAGTCATAAGTGTCGGTCCCCTCGCCTTGGTTACGGGATTGATTGGTGGCGGAAGGGCTGGCCTCAGGAGGGTCGCAACCTGGAACGGAGGTGGTATTTGTTGCTTTTGGGCCAAGATTCTTACCTCCATCAGTTCTCTTCGGGCCTCCGGAGGAGGCAATGTTCCTTCCGACGTGGTTTACCATGCGATTTTCAGATGCTGACATGCCACCTCCCATGTTGCTGTAATCGGGGTGAGTTCCCCACTCATCAAAGTTCGCCTCGCCCGCGTAGGCGGGCTGCTTGTTAAAGCCGTTTGCCATTAGTAGGTCCTCCGTTTCTTTTTCTTTTTCTTCTTGTTTCTCTCATCAGCGGCACGTTGCTCAGAAAGAGCAATCGCGATGGCTTGTGGTCGGCTGGTCACGCGTTGACCAGAGCTTGAAGAAAGAGAACCTTGTTTGTACTCTTCCATGACCTTTCTAACTTTCCGACGTCCCTTGACTTTCCTACGCATTTGGAACAAGTCCCGTTGAAGGGTTCATTCCCTGATTAATCTCAGCTGGAACGCTGCTCCCACCCCCCAAAGGTGCACCGCCGGGGGTAGATGCTCCAGGGGCAGAAGCAGCGCCATTCCCTTCACCAACGCCTTGTCCACCTTTCGGGTTCATCATCTGACCTATGGCCAGAGTCTGTTGCATTCGATCCGCAGCTTGGGCTTGCTCATCTGGGGAAAGCTGCAGGTCGTCCGGGTTGATGTTGAGCTTGGTCATAATTGTCGTCAAGGCCCTATCGGGGCTGAATTTCATCATAAAGGCCTGGAACAGCATCGGATTGAGCTGGACTGCTTGCATCATGGACATGAACTTCTGGAAATCCAGAGCTTTAGCCATAGTTGCAGAGAGGCCAAAGGTCCGAAACTGTGTTCTGCCACCGAAGAGTGCAAAGCGCTCTTCAGGGGAGGCGCGCATAATGATGTTTGCAACCGCCTTATTAGCCACAGAAGTCATCATCTTGCCATCGAACTCATCAGCATTCTGCAAGACGTTCATCCATGACAGATAAATGGCTCTGTCGATGATCTTGCGTTCGATGTCGGCTGTCAGACCGTCCAAAGTGATGGCTTGGCTGTTAGAACTTTCAACAACTTCAGTCGCACGTACCTGTTTGGAGGGCAGGCTGCCCAATTTCAGCTCATTAGTGTAAACCGCTGCATTGTATTCGCGGTCCAGAGCCTCATAAATCTGCATGGAGTCGATTGGGACGTTGCCAGTGGCACACAATTCCACTACTTTGGCATTGTGGGGCAGTGTTTGCTTGACGGCGAGGGTCATTCCTTGTTTCAGACCACCAGCAACCTGATTGGGATCCTCGAGATCCTCGAGCCTGATCTGTTTAGTGCCCCAAACAGCAGCCATGCCGCCATCCAGAATGAGATTAAACAGCTCATTTTGGGCTAGGTTCAGGCTGACGGCGTCGTCAAAGAGGGCTTTTCCCCATACAGACCAAGGAATTCTGACGATGGGCTCCGCAATGAACGGGCTTTCTTGGTGCCAGAAGGGGTTTGGCTCAGGTTTCCGAATTAGAAAGCGCTTGTTCGCAACGGTACATACACAGTTCCGGTGGGCCACGGTCCCGTCGGACTTGAGGAGAGTGCCCCAGAATTCATCGAGTACAACTCTTTTTCGAAATGCAGGTTGGGTGACTTCATCTTGGTTCTTGTCACGAGCTTGGCGTTTCTCATCTTCCGGCATCTTGTAGTCAGTGCCGATAAGCTGATCTACAACTGATTTATCATAGACGCCTTGTTCAGCTGCCTCGACAACTTCGTGCAAGTCCCGCTCAACGGAGTGAATCTCATAGAGACCAGCTGCGGTGGGGTCGGGGTAATAGTCTTCAGGTTGCACTAGGTCGATACGGAGCTTCCAGGTGGTATCCTCCTCCATTTGGAGGGTGTCTTCTTCACCTGGCTTACCCTTGATGAAACCAAACTTCCGGTGTGGGGCCATGCCGCCATGCACCTTCAGGATAATGAGACTATTCAGCAGCCCCATCTTGATGGCGTCTGAGACAACCATAGGAAAGGTTGTGGATTTGTTGTTGCTCTCCCACAGATCATTCAAAAAGTTGTTAAGCATAGCGCGAAGCTGTGCGCCGCTTATGATCTTGGAAAGCTCATAGTCAACTTCAACTGAGTAGTAGTCTCCAAACTTTATCAAACCTCGCTTAATAAAGTTTCCCATAGACTCGACAGAAACTGATGTCTTAGGAATGAACTCGGTGGACTGTCCATCTTGTTTGTAGGACCAATCCTGACGCCCCAAGTAAGCATCCATGTTTCTGTGGTTCTTACGGAGGCGAGATTGCTTCGCATCCCAAGCCTCATCTCGGCAACGCAGAACTTCTTGAATGACGGACAATTCTTCTGGATCATGTTGCCAGACAGGTTCATCATTCACCGTCGCCTGGCCAGAGCCTTTCAGTGATCTAGTTTTTGGTCGTGCCATACCTTGGTCCCGGTATTCTAGCGCGCCGCCTGAGGTTTATTTCCTGGACACATGAGATGTGGATACCGATACAAAATTCGGAATTTGATTGCAAGGCATAGCCGCAATGCCGACAGCGTTTCGCCTGTGGAATATTGTGGGGAACATTAGGCGCCCCTGAGCCTGCCAGGCGTTGGTTCCGCCCCTGGTCCGAAGGCGAACTGTCTGTCTCTTGCTGAAGCAAACTGATAGCCGGGCTGGGGGAGGTAGACGGAGTGTCGGATGTTGTCCGATGGCGGTCTGACTGGTTCTTCATAGGCTAACCAATATCCCAATGCATCGGACCAATGGGTTCTGCGAAAGTAGGGATCTTTGCGGTTACGAACCTTCTTGATGCCGCCACGGTCGTCGCGTAGAACCCCTTCGAGATCTCCAATGAGTTCTCTGCAAGAAGGATCGATCTGTAGACGCACAAGTCCGCGTTCATCCTTGCAGAGACGGTTGACCGCATTGATGCGGTCTGGAACCTTCGGATTAACGTCAGGAACTCGTAGCACAACGGAAAGCCTAAGGCGACGCATCTCTTGCAGAATGACCCAGTAATCCGTCTTGCCAGTTTGACTAGATCTGCGCTCGGAAGTTGCATCCCCGTAGATCCATATCTCCGAACTGTGGTT